ACTATGTCTTTTACTCGTGTAAAAGGAGATGGTACTGCCTCAGTAGGTTTTTCTGCTGATTATATGGTTAATGCTAAAATAGGTAATTTATCGGCTGTACGTTCTTGGATTGGTACTAATAAAAAAGGTCATAAACATATTAATGTAGCTTCTGCAGGTTTAGGAATTTTACCTCAATCTACAACAGGTAGTGGGTTATTAATACGAGTAAATTCACTTAAAAATTTTACAGCATTATATGGTATTTCGGGTACTTATGGACAATTGTATGGTGAGGAACTAATATCAACTATTGCCATAGCTGGTTTTATGTATAAAGGTAAGTTAGGAAAAGCAGTAGATGCTACAATTATTATGGCAGGTATTTATTCTCCTTACTCTAAATTTTATACAGAATCAATTTTTGAGGCAAAACCAATTGTTATTCCATTTTTAAATCTAAATTATAAACTAACTAAAACTTTTGGTATTGGATTAACAGGTGGGGGAACTTATATAGCAGGACAAGATATTCTAAATTTTCAAATATTGATGGGTGCTAAATTAAAAATATGAGGTGGATTATTACTTTATTCTTTATTACTAATACTTTGTTAGGTCAATTTACCTATTCAGGTTATCTTTATAATGCCAACGGTTCAGGTGCTAATAACGTTGCTGTAAAACTTTATAGAAGAACAAACCAAACTATTACAGGATTTACCAACCAACAAAATTATAACGGGCATTCTTATTACCGTTCTACAGGAACTGCTGTCTGGACTACTGCTAGGACTAACTGTGTTAATATGGGAGGTCACTTAGTAACTATTACAAGTTCAGGAGAACAAAGCTTTTTATTTAATCTTTGGCCTTCAGGATGGATAGGATTAACAGATGAAGTAAATGAAGGTACTTGGAGGTGGGTAACAGGAGAAACCTATTCTTACACTAACTGGAACCCTGGAGAACCAAACAATGCAGGTAATGAAGATTATGTACAATTTGTATCTAATGGAAAATGGAATGATTTACCTAATAACTACGCTTTACCTTATGTACTAGAATTTGAATACTTAGTTACAACTTCCTCTTGGGCACTATATAAAACAATCTATACCAACTCCTCAGGTTATTATTCTATTTCAGAAGCTTATGATCCTTCAAAAGAATATTATATACAAATCGATGCCCCTACTAGAGTTCAAGCATATACAACCTCTGATGTACAAGCTGTGTCTAATGTTATATTGGGTAAAGTAACTAGAAATGGTTTGTCATTTCATATGTTTGATGTTAATGATGATGGGAATATTTCAATATCAGATAAGTATTATGTGGCTGCAAGAAAAGCAGGCTTATTTTCTAGGTGGAGAATAGCTCCTGATGTTAGAATATTTACTACAGCTCAATATAATGCTATTAAAGTAGCAACTACTAATGTAAGAGCAACATATCCTGGTGTTTCATCTATTACTACTTCTACATTAGTTTCTGGTGGGACATTAAATTATTATTTGATAGCACCCGGATATTCGGGTTCCGTTTCTTATTGATATTTATAACAGATGTTAAATATTCTTGCTCCTATATTATTAGCTTTAACTCCAGTAAATCCTACATTAGTAAAAGTGAATGTAAGTAATACTCAACACATCCAAACAATTGGAGGTAGAGATGTTACTTTTGGAGTTAAAGAAACCGTAGAGGAGTTATTAATAGATAAAGGATATACTCCTACAGACTCGGGAGTAGCGTTTGATGTTCAAGTAAGTATTGACAGTATTTACTCTCCTCAACAAATGCTTAACATTATGGGTTTACAATGGTTACGTAAAGATTATATTGTAGAAACCACTATTTGTATAGGGTCAGGTTGTTTTAATAGTAAAGGTGAAAGACGTACTTTTATTTTTGCTATGTTTTTAAATGTTGAGAATGGAGAAGTTCCACTCAACAAAAAGGCGTTCTCGAAATCGTTACAAGAAGCTTTAAAAAACACAACAAAACAACTATAATATGAAAAATTTCTTTAAACAATTATTCGACGACAACAACTCAATCAACGAAAAAGCATTAGTAGGTTTTATCGCTTTCTTTATGCTTTGTATTGCTCTTATTGTAGACCTAGTAACAGGATACATGGGAACTGCTTTAGTAATTAATGAATTTATCTTTGATGGATTTATGGTAATCATTTTAGGTTCCTTTGGTATTGCATCTGTTGATAAATTTTTGAATAAAAAAGATAAACACGAGGAAGATAAAGATATAGAAGGATAATGAAATCTACGTTACTAGTTTTACTATTATCATTAACCACAACCTGCGCTTTTGTTTGTAGCTACTTCGGTGGATTAGCTATAGACAATAGTGAACAGTATTTGGCTGTGGTGGCGGTGGCTTTTATGGATGGGTTTTTTGGTATAGTTGCTGGTACGAAGAAAGAAGGTTTTAAAACCTATAAAGCATTAAAAGTACTAAAAACAACATTTACTTGGTTAATTATATTAACAGTAATATTAATGGTTGAAATTGGATTCCCAGGCACATCCTGGCTCTCAGAAACTATTATAGTACCGTTTATAATTTTTCAATTAATTAGTGCCTTAAAAAATGCTTCCAATTCAGGTTTTATCAAACATTCCTTATTAAATACAATTTTAGAAAAAATTGACAAACACAAAGATAAATAAATATGCTATTAAAAAAAGGTGATAATAATGAACAGGTAAAACAACTCCAAATTAAATTAGGGGTTGATCCTGTGGGTAACTTTGGTCCTAAAACTGAAGAGGCAGTTAAAAAATATCAAGCGGCTAATGGTTTAGTTGCTGATGGTATAGTAGGAGACGGAACTTGGAATAAAATTATGGGTACGGCACCTGCTGCTACTCCTGCTCCAGCAGTTATTCCTCCTAGTTCATTTAAATTAGATAAATTAAAGGGACATATCCCTGATTCAGTAATTGCTGCTATTCCTGATACTGCTGCTAAATTTAATATTACAAATGTTTTACGTTTAGCTCATTTTCTTGCCCAAGCAGGACATGAATCAGGTCAGTTTAAAGCTACTAGTGAGAATTTAAACTACAGTTCAAAAGGATTATTAGGTATTTTTCCAAGATACTTTACTCCAGCTTTAGCAGAATCTTATGCTCGCCAACCTCAAAAAATTGCAAACAGAGTTTATGGAGGTAGAATGGGCAACGGAGTTGAAGCTACAGGTGATGGATTTAAGTTTAGAGGTAGAGGATATATCCAATTAACAGGTAAAGATAATTACACTCAATTTGATAAAACTGTACCCGAAGATATTTTATCTAATCCTGATTTAGTATCAGGTAAATATGCTTTAATGTCTGCTGCTTGGTTCTTTGATAAAAATAAATTATGGGCTATCTGTGATAAAGGAGCCGATCAAGCTACAGTAACAGCAGTAACTAAAAGAGTAAACGGTGGAACAATTGGTTTACCTGATCGTATTAAACATTTCAACGAATATTATAATTTATTAAAATAATGAGCGAATTTCAATTAAAAGAAGGACAAGGGTATATTTACGTTGGTGAATACTTTCATAAATTTGGAGGTAAAGTACCTACAGAAAAGAAAATAGGCAAAACCGATGACCTATTAAAAATACCCCAAATAGATGATTATTCATTCAGTTTAGACTTTACAGCAGCAGATATTTATCTTGTTGAAAATGTAGAGGTTCTTTACACTGCTTTAACATCAGTATTGGGTCATGATCTTATAAAAGAAGATTGGTTTGCAGATTCAGATAATGATTTAAAAGAAAGAGTAGCTAGCTTTATGAAAGCTTTTGGTTACGTTGAGGTATGTGATATAGATGGAGATGGTATTCCTGATCATTTAGACGACGTTATAGGTTAAAATCGACACCCTCCGTGAACAACCGGAGGTCGTTTAATATAGGCGCTATATAAAAGTGTATGGCGCCTATATGTATCGATGTATGGACATTAATAAAATATTTAACTTGTTTAATGGAGATGAACCTGAGTCATTAGGGGAAAAATCCCAACAAGTAGATACTTTATTAGATTATAAAAACCATCCTTTATTCTGGGTAGGTATGTTTAAAAAACTAATCCAGAACCACCAAACATTTAACGACCAATTACTTAAATTTTTTGATAATTTAGATGAGGGGTTAAATATGGTTGATGTTGATAAAGCAGGCGAATATGTAGTATTTAATAGGGCTTGGGAATACATTAAAAAAGTAGACCCGGATAATTTGGTTACCCAAGAGGCCTTATATAGATTCGCCGATATACATCTTAAGTTAGCGTTGGAACTATCTATAAATTATTTCCAAGAACACGAGGAATATGAAAAGTGTTCACATCTCAAAAAGAATTTAGAATTTGTAAAACTTCTCTTAACCTAAGCTTGGAGGATCTTACTTCCAATATTATATTCCAATCACGGGAAAAGGAAAAAAGAGAATAAAATATGAAAAATAGAGAAATAATAATGAGGAGGTTAGAAAAGGCCGAATCGAACATGGAGAAATTGAGTTTTTTCCTAAATCGTCAAGGAACAAGAGAACAGTTTAGTGAGGTAATTCAAGAAACTAGGGAAGTGATTCAAGACGCTAAATCATTCGTACAACAGGAACCATTGGGTCCCGGAGAAGTAAACCAATATTAATTTTATGAATTTAACAGCAGAACAAATCCAACAAAATTGGATGAGAATGATGGGTTTTATCGAAGACCATATTTCATCACCACGCAAAGAAAAATTAGTAGAATTTTATGAAAAATTTAGTGAGCGTTTAATGTTGATGCCTGCTGCTCACAAAAAAGAATACCACAATGCTTTTCCGGGAGGTTATGTAGAACATG